CCAGTTCAAGCTTGATGCTTCTCACTGTATTAGCATAGCCGTCTGACGTTCTCGCAAAGTCTCCCTGAGCGTGTGCAAGCTTCTCCATGGTAAACTGATATCTCAGCAATACCTTTTCCTGCTCGTTCATCTGCTTCAAGGGCTTGTCTATGCCTTTTGACAATGCAAAGGCGTTCAGCTGCGTTTCGGTCATAACTACACCGAGTTCCTTCAAGCTCTCAGTCTCACCGGTAAAAACAGATTTCATCTTAGTCATTGCCGCTTTATCATCGAGATTGTAGAACGATGCAACATCACCGGTCAACTTTGTAAGCTCAATTGCCATAGATGCAGCCTGCTCCTCTGTGAAGTTGAACTGCTTCGCCATTGTGCCATATGTACCTATATAACGCTTTGCAGACGTTTCAGAAAGTCCGAAGTTCGCAGCCTGATTCTTCGCCCACTTGTTCACGACTTCGGCATTTTTGCCAAAGGTAACATCAACAACGTTCGCTACTTCCTGCAAGTCGGATGCAGCATCTATGCACTGCTTTGCAAATCTCGCTATAAGAGCCGATGATACAAGCTTAGCAAGCGCAGAAGTCAAGCTGCCAATACTGTTTTTATAATTATTTGTGACGTTCGTCACTTCGTTGATAGAGTGCGTGTACGTGGATGCGCCGTTCACTCTCAGAAGGATTTGTAATTCTTCGGTTGTCATTTTGCACCCCCTTTATTATGAATCTTTTGAAGTGCTTTCATATAATTTTTTGAGTTCTCCCAGTTTATGCCCTTATCCTCGATTTGATCTGACGGAGGAGCAGGGAACTGCACATCTTTGGAAAATGCAGAAAGCACGGCAATTCTTATCATACTTGACAGAGCATATATTTCATTGTTCTTCTGCCGAATACGTGAATCTACCGTGCTTTTAATCTCTTGGAGTGACATCTCCCAGAACTCAGAGGGAAGGATGCCAACTTCAAGAGCTCTGCTGTACATCAGTTCAAGAACTTCTGTAATGCTTCTTTCTGCTTTTCCTGTGCTTTTTTTGAGGCATCGTAAACCTCTTTTGTCAGGATGCCGGATGTAAGCATAATTTCAATGACAAATCTCTGCAATTCGTCCATAGTTCCGCCGTCTGTGATATAATCATCAATAAGCTGATATATGTCATCGATTGTTTTGATATCGTCATTCTGTGAAACTGCCGCATAGAAATAATACTTTGCGAGCGTTCCGACCTCTGCAAGCTTTTCCAGTCCTGACATTAGGTCAGTTTTAAGCTCACTTTCCAGCTTTACCGCATACGCTGCGGTAATTTTAAAGTTATATTCCTTACCGCATACGGTAAGCGTTTCAAATGGCTTCATATTACCTCTCCTTACGTGGTTACAATGTCGGTAAGAGCTGTTTCAAGTCCTATGGTAAGTGTGAACTTGATCGCAGAGTTCACGCTGACTGACTGTCTGCGTACTGTGCATTTGCCCTGCCATGTAAAGCCCTCACCGTCAGGATATTCGAGCTTCCACATCATACTTGTTCCGGCTGTCTGATAGCCTCTGAGTATGTTCCATGTGTCTCTGATCTGAGACGATGTATCTGTTTCCTGTTCTGTAGCGTAGAACTCAAAATCAAGAGTTCCAGTGTCACCGATTCCGGGAATGTTGCGTTTGATGCCGTCTTCGAGGTTTGTCACATCTATCATTTCCGGTGTGCCGCCCATTTCGGGAACGGTAAAGAGGCCGTAAAGCTTCTTATATGACGGATCTCCGCTCTGCGGTATTGCCGCAACGCTCAGAATCGTGCCTTTTGAATTAAATTCGCCCATTTTCTCACTCCTTATAAACGTGATATTTCTCGCTGACTATTGCACTATAAGTCAGCATATATCTCTGCCTGCCAATTAACGCTCCATTGGAGCGCTGCCAACCCTCAACCTGCATCACCGTATCAACTGCCTTTGCAATGTCAACGCATTTCTGCGGTGTTTCTGCGTATATATCGAGCTGATACGTAAAACGTGTCAGGAAGTCTTTGCCTTCAAAGGCTGTGTCTTGCACGTTTGATACCATATCGACATATATAGACGGTAATTCAAGCTCTTTCTCCGAGCCGGCAAGCTCGACAGGCGCTATACCCTTAAGGAGATCTGCTATCTCTTTTGTCAAATCAAGCATTTTTAATAATCTCCTTTATTTCAACTCTGACGATTTCAACAACCTTCTTGTACATTGTCGAGAATCCTTTGGTAAACATATGTGCAGGGGCTTGACCGTGTGTTGTGACAAATCTTTGCAGGGCATCTGAATAGTATGTCCAGTATTCTTTGCTTGTATGAGGCACGGCAGGATCACCGAGCCTACCAGTGCCGAACTCAACAAAAGCAGCGTATTCAACGTTGGTATCTACCGTCCAAACCATAGGCTTGACCTGGGTTATAAAAATCTTATTCCGCAGGTTTCCGGTATCAACAGGAGTAAGAGCCTTGACAGCTCCTTGCATCCTTGCCGCTCCACGCCCTAAAGCCTTGTTTATTCGTGGGTCTTTTTCAAGCCCTTTCAAGGCTTCAAGCTTTTTTACCCACGCTTCAAGCCCTTCACATTTGAAATTTACTTCCATGATTCTAATTCACATATGCAATGCCCTGTATGCTCAGATATCGCTGTTATCTTCATGTCGGGCTTTGTATCGCTTTCAAGTGAAGCCATAAAGCCGACTTTGAAATGATATCCAGTCGGTACAGTAAGCTTGCATATAGTTGCTTTTTCAGTCTTGTTACCGTCAGATTTAGATTTTGATGTTTTTTCTACAATGCAGTCGAAGCAGCCTATGCAGTCTATTTTCTCAGTTGTTCCGACATATCCGGAATCAACTGATACCATTTTGAAAACATAGACAGGCCGCATCTTATTCCTCGTCAGTCTCACTGTGTATCACACCTACCTTCCGAGGGTAGTTCCATAGCTGCCGCTGAATGTCCTCCGGTATGTCAGTGCAGAAGCTTTGAGAGATTCCGCCCTCAGTCCGTGCGGTTTCGCCCTCATTTCCGAGCCTGTTATAGTATATAATAGCAAGCTTTATCATGATGCTTTCTGCACTCGTTGGCAGTGATTCTCTGCCGATGTAGTCGAGCACAGCATCTTCTGCCATGCTCAGACATACATCTGCGACTTCTTCACTGCATACGCATGGATCACCTAACAGCGCTAAGAATCTCTCCCTTGCTGTCATGAGCCTACAACAGCGGCTACAGTTCCGCCAGAAACCGCCTTGCCGTCTACCTTTACAGCAACAGCGATATACTTACCGCTTGCAGTTGTTACCTTGCCGTCAGCAGGGAATGCAGTCCAGCCGGAAACATCGTCACCGATATCGATAGCACCGGAGGCAGCGGAAGAGCTTGCAAAGTCACCCTTATAAACGAGGCTACCGCCGGCAGTGTTACCGCTGATTGTAACGATAGACTGTGTGCTTGAAGCTCCTGCGGCTGCTGTGAGTGTGAGGCTTCCTGTGTTGCCGTATACTGCGGATATCATGTCCTTCTTCTTGTTGAGAACAAATGCATCGTAGTAAATACGGCCTTCGCAGAGCTGACCGGAGATTCCGGGAGGATCACTGTGAACCTTGTATTCATCGATCTTGACAGGCGCTACAGTTGCAGCAGCGTGTGTGATCTCAAACAGGAGACCGGCAGGAAGTCTGCTTGTTGCTACCTTGACGATAGCTACACCGTCAACTTCTCCAACCTGTCCCTTGATAAGCATATTCTGGCTCAGGTCACCCTGCTTAATGAAGTTGTCATCCTGCTTAAGCAGATTATAGAACTTCGGTGAGCAGTTGCATACACGGCCAGCGGAAGGGATATCAGCTTCATCAATAGCCTCGTTAGCCTTAAGGAAAAGGGAATAAGCTGTTGAAGATGTTACGCCGTCTGTGTCAAAGAACTTATGGCCTGCGTTATCGGCTATCTTTGTGAAGCGATATTTATCAACTTCGGGCTGAATTACAAGGTCAATCTGACGGCGGAGAGCCTTGCCAGCCTCACGAACACCTGCCGGAGTGTCGATTCTGTTTCCCTTGTCGATAGTGAATGTGAATGATCTATCCTGTGTGAGTGTCATTTCCTGAGTTGTGTCAGGGAGTTCCTCAGGAGTGCCGTATCTGTTTGAACCCGATCTTGTATAGTTGTTCATTGCAACAGGGTCGAATGAATATACCTTTACGGATTTAACGCCGATAAAATCATAGTCGTTATTTACTGACGGTGCAGACTGTGCACCGTTGATGATAGCTTCATCGATCTTACCAGAATATTTTTCAGCGAGATTTACTGTACCGGACATATTTTATACCTCTTTTCTTTAGATTCCGAACCCCTCACTAAAAGGGTCTGTAGTTTTGTTTCCACCGCTGTACGCCGGTGGATTTGATTTAAGACGTTCGTCAACTGCGGCAGTTAAAGCTGCTGTCCACGCCTTCTGCATTGCCTCGATAGACTTATTGCAAGCCTCCGCAGAGGTCAGATTTAAGCAGTCTACAAGCTCAGAGGGGAGGCTCTTCTCTTTCAGGATATCCTTTGCTGTATAATACAACTCCTTTTCCTGTATAGCCTTTTCTCGGGCTGTGAGCTCTTCCTCACGCTTCTTAGCCTTGTATTCTTCTTTCTGGTCTGCGTTCATCTTGGCAAGCTTCGCAGCTTCTTCCTTTTCGGCGGCGAACTTCTTGCGTTCCCTGTCCAACCTCTCAGCAATCATCCTGTTGACATCTTCCTGAGAGAACGTCTTGTCAGACTTTGGCTCGCTCTTCTGTTCTGCCTCTGTTCCTCCCTGCGCTGTTTCCTGCTCCTGTGTGGTTTCTGCCTCACCTTCGGCAGATTCAGCGAAAAACTGCATCGGGATTCTTAAATAATTTCTCATAAATTACCTCCATTTAACGTCAGAGTAGACGAATCCGTTTTATGCCCGTCGGCTTGGCACCAGCTGAGTGAATCGAACACCCGTCCTCGGTTTTGGAGACCGCCATAATTCCACTATACTAAGCTGATATCTTCCCGACACGAATGTCGGGGACTTTGCGACCGACAATAATGTCGGTTACAGTTCAATACCTTCAATTTCTGCTCTGACCTGCAAAGCATACAAATAATCTCTCATAATACTGAGCTGGTCTTTCAGAAGCTGTATGGAGCAGTCAGGAGTAAAACCAAGTGTGCCCGCATCATATCTCACAAGCATTTCATACAGTTTTTCAAGACGTATCTTCACCTGATAATACTCAGCCTTGAAGCGCTCCTTGTAGTCCTCGGACTGCATCAGCTCTATCGTGTCTTTAAGTTCCATATTATTCCTCCTAAATAAAATATATGTTATCGGTAAACCGATATCATGTACAGTGAATGAAGTATGTGCTGTTGTTCAGCACTGATTTATTGACTTTGACCTGTGTTCCGGCCTGTAAGAACATCGGATTGAAACTGAGCAAATGAGCCGGACAAGCTCTATTTGATATCCAGTATTCGTCAAAATCATCATCAAGGAACATAAGCCTGTAGCCATACTCCATTAAGCCGCCATTCCAGTATATACACTCAACTGACTTTTGCCATAACAGCACCTTTTCTGTCACTATTCCGGCATTTGCTTCTTTCTGCTGCATTACCGGCAGACACACAACACATATTGCAAGG